ACATGAGCAGTGGTGTATATGACGTGATTTCAGCGGAGCTGGTTCGTCAGCGCGCACTGGGCCAACTCAATGGTTTGTCAGATCTGGACGCGTACAAGCAGGTTGGTGACAGCATTCAAGAGCGGGGTGGTTTTGACCACCTGTTCCAGAACCGCGCAAAGGAAGCCGGTCAGGACCAGGGGCAACAAAACGCCAAGCCAGCGAAGCGACTCCCACCCAAGCAGAAGCCGGTAGATCCCAAACTGAATGAAAAGCGCCGTGCCGCAAGCCCAGCCAAGGGCGCCCCGGCTAAGGCGAAGAAACCAAACGAGTTCAATCCTCTGGCGATGTCAGACGAGGAATTCGAAAAACACTTCAGTTCAAAACTTCTGTAAATGTGAGGATAGCCTATGAGCCGTCAATATAACGATCCCGCTGGTGGTACCCCGTCTAGCATGGGTAACCAGTTCAACGACTTCTACTATCAGAAACAGGCTCTGGTAGAAGCCAAGAAAGAGCAGTACTTCAGCCCGCTGGCTGACACCACTGCCATGCCGAAACACTTCGGCAAGAAGATCAAGAAGTACCAGTACATCCCGCTGCTGGATGACGAGAACGTGAACGACCAGGGCATTGACGCCACCGGCGCCGTGATTGCCAACGGTAACCTGTACGGTTCCAGCAAGGACATTGGTTCCATCCCGGGCAAGATGCCGGTGCTGTCCGAAACTGGCGGTCGCGTGAACCGTGTTGGCTTCAAGCGTAAAGAGCTGGAAGGTTCCATCGAGAAGTTCGGCTTCTTCGATGAGTACACCCAGGAGTCCATGGACTTCGACTCTGACGCCGAGCTGATGCAGCACATCAACCGGGAAATGATCTTCGGTGCCAACGAAATGACCGAAGACATGCTGCAGATTGACCTGATCAATTCTGCTGGTGTGGTGAAGTTCTCCGGTGATGCGACTGACGTTCCGCTGGTGGATGCCGCTGACGTTGTGACCTACAACGACCTGCTGCGCCTGTCCATCGACCTGGACAACAACCGTGCACCGAAGCACACCCGTGTGGTGACCGGTACCCGAATGATCGATACCAAGACCATTCCGGCTGCCCGTGTCATGTACATCGGTTCCGAGCTTCAGCCGACCATCGAAGCGATGGTAGACCTGCACGGCAACCCGGCCTTCATCCCAGTTCAGAAGTACGCCGCTGGCGGTACTGTCCTGAACGGTGAGATCGGCACCGTGGGTTACTTCCGCATCGTGGTGGTACCGGAAATGATGAAGTGGGAAGGCGCTGGCGCGGATGCGACCGGTAACGACACCCACTGGTCTACTGGTAACAAGTTCGACGTGTTCCCGATGCTGGTTGTGTGTGACGGCTCCTTCACCACCATTGGTTTCCTGACCGATGGCAAGACTGTGAAGTTCAAGATCATCCACAAGAAGCCTGGCGAAGAGAATGCAGACCGCAATGAGCCGTATGGCGAAATGGGCTTCATGTCCATCAAGTGGTACTACGGCTTCATGGCACTGCGTCCAGAGCGTCTGGCTGTCCAGTACACCGCAGCCAACCTTTAAGGTCGGCTAACGGGTAAGTAATAACGGGAGGGGTGTGACAGCCCCTCCTGTCTCAAACCAAGAGTAGGTATCCCATGAGTGAAGACACCCAAGTAGTAGACACCGCAGCCGCCGAACGTGAAGCCCTGGAAGCCCGAGCCAAACAACTCGGTATCAGTTTCCACCCCAACATCGGTGACGAGAAGCTGCGTGAAAAGATTGATGTGGCCATGGCCGATGTATCGGACGCACAGGCGCCTTCGGCTGAGTTGACGAAGGTTGACCGCGACCTGCCGGCACCCGGCCAAGGTAAAGGCGTGCGTGATGAGGCCCTGGCTCTGGTTCGTGTCCGTGTGACCTGCATGAACCCGAACAAGAAAGAGTGGGAAGGCGAGATCTTTACCACCGGTAACTCCAAGATCGGTACCGTCAAGAAGTACGTGCCGTTTGAAGCCGAATGGCATGTGCCTCGTGTGATCCTGCAGATGATCAAGCGCCGGCAGTACCAGACTTTTGTGACTAAGAAGACTCCCAACGGTGGCAAGGTCAAAACCGGCAAACTGGTTCGGGAATTCGCCGTTGAAGAGCTGCCTCCGCTCACGGAGAAAGAGCTCCAGGAACTGAAGCAACGTCAACTGATGGCCGCTGGTCAGGCTGACTGATAAGACCCCGAGGTAGGCAGTATGGCAGTAGCGATTGAACAGTTAACGACCTCCCAGGTAGAAGGTACCGGGGTCTTCGACAAACTCATGCAGGCGGTGGAAGCCCACATCGACCAAGAGTTCAAGAAGAACCGGATCAAGGGACCGGAGTACGCCACTGTCTACCTTGGGGCGTTGCAAACCACCCTGGATCAGTCCATCCGTTTTCTGTTGGACAAAGACAAGACATTGTTGATCCAGAAGCAGATCGAAAAGCTGGAAGCGGAGATTGCCCTTGTCGAGCAGCAAACGGCCAACGCCATTATCGAAGGCACCGTACTGACCGCGCAGGAATGTAAGCTGCGGGCCGAGTATGACCTGATCATGGAGCAGAAGCTCAAGTCCGTGGCCGAAGCTGCGTTGTTGGCCCAGAAGAAGGTGACTGAACAGGCCCAGACCTCTGGTACCAACATCGACGTGGACAGTGTGATCGGTAAGCAGATCCAGCTCTACGATGCCCAGAAGGATGGGTATCGTCGGGACGCAGAGCAAAAAGCTGCCAAGCTATTGGCCGATGCCTGGAACGTGCGCAAAACCATGGATGACACCACGCCGGCCGATGATGTGAACAAGCTGGGCGATGCCTACATTGGGGCAGCCATTCAGCGACTTCTGGACGGTATTGGTGCGGTCACTCCGTAAGCAGCAGGCATAGCAAAGCAAGAGGGGGCACTACGCCCCCTCTTTTTGTAGGTAGACAGGAAAGGCCTATGGGTTTATTCAGTAGCAAGAAAAAGACTTACGTGGCAACGGAAGTCATGCCGCTCTTTGACAAGAGCGACGTTCCCACCATGCGGAAGAAGAACGTTATTGATTCGGTCATCAACAACAAGCGGATGACCACTTCGATCATCAACAACGCATTGGACAGTTTCACCACCAAAGCAGAGCGAGCTTATCGCAAAGCCGCCCGGGGGGATTATTACTACGGCACACCCAGTCGGAGCCTGCTCAATTCCCAGGACGGAAAAACCATTGTCCAGAACATTCTGGAGATTCAACACAACGCCCCCATCCGGTTTAACTACTTCCACTTTGCACCAGTGAATAACCTGCACATTGCCTGGGAAGCGTTGACACATCAGTACGGTTACGACGAGTTCAGCAATACTCTGGAACTGAACGGAGTGCGTTACTGGGTAGATAATATTGAAGGCCAGGTGAATACCCTGGCGATCACTTCCGATGAGTCGGATGAAGAGATGGTCCCGGATCAGGGTACGTTGGCGGTATGGGATCGTCACCCGCAGCAGCGTTACACGCCCTTCCGGGTATCGGGCGCCGAACTGACCCCGGTGTGGGCCTTCGGTACGGACATTGATGATGGCGCCATGGTTTACCTGGTTGACCGTGATGGCAACCAAAATACCCTGTTCATCGACACCCAACGGTACGACCGCGATGCTGAGTGTTTCCAAGCCAAGTACCGGTACGAAAAGAACGGTAAGCAACACCTTGGTTTCTTTACCCACGAATATGGGGCTGAGGGCCATGACCAATTGAATCTGGTCCATGAGCGCAAAAAGACGGGCAAAGGGACGTTCTTCCCGGTGTTTTTGTTCCGATCCAAGGGACAGAACGTGGCCAAGGCCAGTCATCCGGGGTTTGCCTCGTCAGTGGCTTTGGCCAAGAGCATGGGACTGGACTACGAGTACATGGCCGAGCAGGTGGCCGAGAACCCGGGGGCGGACGATCTGGAACAAGCAGCCCTGATGATGGGGGTACCGGCCTATACCCAGGACGATGCCGAGGCAGAATACCTATTCCGATTCTTCGACTGGATCTACAAGGACTCAGCCTCCCAGAGCAACGCCAGTACCGGGTTCCTGGACTCAGACCGACCGGGCCGGGCCATTCGAATTGATGAAAAAGACTTCGAGACCACCCTGAGTTTCCGGAAACTGGTTCGTAGGTATGAAAGGGGCACCGGCAAGCCGGGCACCTACTCTTGTCACAAAACCTCTGGGACGCGGTACCACAACATCCGTAGAAAAACCAAGGTCAAGAAAGAGGATGGGGAGTACGTTACCGCTTGGGTAACTGAACAGATTCCTTACCAAGTAGAGGTATTGGCTTACCGGAAGCAGGTCACCACAAACAGCTACCAGGAACTGAGGGTAGAGGATCTGAAGCTGCGTTACGACATCTACGGTAGCAAGGGTGTGACGGCTAATATCGGCAGTGACAAGTTGCTGGTTCCTGTGGACTACTACATTGCCCGTGAAATGCGTTACGACAAGAAAGAACGGGTGTATCACACTTCACTGCACTTCGTCTTCAACTCCAAGGTGACGGTCCGGGTAAAGTGGTATCAGTCCAGTTGGTTCCGTGTGGTTATGGTCGTAATCGCCATCGTCATCACCGTACTTTCCTGGGGCTCAGCTGGAGGATCGGCCATTGGTGCAGCCTTATCGGCGGGAGCCTACAGTACGGCGGCCATTCTTATCCTTTCCGCCATTATAAAAATGGCCCTAACCAGTTTGTTCATGCAATTGGCTGTGCAAGTTATTACCGACGCTCTGGGTGCAGAAGTGGGTATGGTGCTGGCAGTCGTTGCGTTTATTGCGGCGGTATACGGGGGGAACACCGGGGCAGATTGGTCTTCAACAGCACTTCAGGCCAGTAATAACTTAGCAAGTGCTTCTTTTTCTGAGTACCAACAACAAAAGTTGGCGGAATATAACTCTGAACGCCAGGAGTTTGAACTATT